ATATTATATCTTGGGCAAGTGAAGCAGTTAGAATACCTTACAGAAATCCATTTACTGGAAAACAAACAACTTATGTCCCAGACTTTTTAATAACTTATATGGGAAAAAATAATCAACGTAGAGCAGAACTAATCGAAGTTAAACCTAGAGCTCAAGTTACTTTAGAAGTAGCTCGTAGCCAGAAAGAAAAAGCGTCAGTAATACTTAATATGGCAAAGTGGGAAGCCGCTAGAGCCTGGTGCAAAGGAATGGGTTGTCAATTCCGTATTATAACAGAGGAAGATCTTTTTAATAAGGCTAGTCCTAACAGAACACGTCGTAAATAACCTAATTTTTGGTTCAAAGTGAACACCCGTATGGTATTAAGATCATAAGTATATACATGACTAAGAAATTAGAAGAGGTATTTGGATTTTCTCCCGAAAGTGATGATGAAAACGATAGTACCGACCTAAACAACACAATTGACGCAGAAGTCAATATCGAGCCAGTAGTAGTGGATGAAATAAGATCTGCTCAGGCAGTAATAGATATGGCGAGTCGTATAGATACGGCTTTACCAACTGTTACAGATATGGCTAGTGCTGAAAGAGAATTAGATAACCTTGCACAAAAGGCAGAAGGTCAAAGCGATAGATTAATGGATTTAGGCTTTAATGTTGATGACAGAAATGCCGGTAAAGTATTTGAAGTAGGAGCCACATTACTTAAAGTAGCAGTAGACGCCAAAGTATCTAAGTTAGAAAAGAAACTTAAAATGGTAGAATTACAGCTAAGAAAAGCAAAACTTAACCAGTCAGACGATAAGGATGATACAAATGTCATAGACGCAGATTCAACTACCTTGGCTAGTAGGAATGACTTAGTGCAAGCAATACTAAATCGTGTGGGTCAGAATAAATAAGAGTATGAGGAGATATAATTATGCCCACTTTATTAGAATATATTAACCAATTACAACGGGAACACAAATACCGTGTAAAAATGGTTTTTTCGCCTAGCGAAAAACAGCTCGAGACTTTAGAAAGACATATGAAAAAATATGATGCTCTTGAAGTTGGAAGACCTGAAAAACTTATGCTACAAGCAATCCCTGCAGACTTTCCTAACTATGGAGGTCACGAGGTTGTGGTAATGGACGTTACTACAAGATTGCCAATTCAGCCTGTTATGTTAGAGACAGAACTTAGAGAACTTTGTAGAGTACCAGAAGGAACTTTAAAAGTATTTGGTGCTGACGAGCCATTGGAAAAGCAAACTCAAAAATCAATGGAAGAAACAGATGAAGAATACGAAGCAATTACAGGAACAGAATACCAAGACAAAGAAGCAAATGAAGTTTCTGCTAAAGATGTAGCAGGCGACGAATATGTTTCTAAACTTGTAGACTCTGCATCAGAAGATGACAGCAGAAAAGTAGTATTATCTAAAGAATCAGATGCTACTACATCTGGACCAATCCTAAACGACAAGACAGTTTCTGATAGTCCACTAACAAAAGCAAACAAAGGAGCAAACTAAAATGGCAAATAATAATGATGACATTAAAAATGTATTATTAGCACTTAATCAATTTACTCCTGCTGATGCAGTATTAACTGTCGATAGTGAAACTAAGAATACTGATATTGTGCAGGAAGGAATTAGAGTTACCAAAGAAGGTATTGAAGAAGCATGGGACACGTTAGAGTCTCCTAAGGCTAAAGAAGCTACTGCTGAAGCAGATACAGAGGTTACAGAGCATAACAGCGGTGAAGATGTTACTTTAACAGTTAACACTCCAACTGAAATCAAAGTACCAGCAGAGCAAGCAGATATGATTGCTAATATGCTTAAATTAGCAGGAGTTGAAGTTGGCGACAAACCAGCTATGGACCAACCAGATATGGATATGGACAGCGGTGACGGAGAAGACTTACCTATGGTAATTCCAACTGATGACGAAGAAGCACCATTAATGGGTGCCTGTGCATCAGAAGGAAATGAATTCTCAGGTAAACGCCAAGATGCTATTGATGCTGGAGAAGACGAGTTTGAAGTTGACGGTAAAACTCATAAAGTTAAAGGCGACAAAAGCAAAACTGAATCAGAAGAAGTTCAAGAAGCCAAAGATAAGATGGTTTGTAAGCATTGTGGAGATGAAATTTATAAACCTAAATCAGATTGTGAATGTGATTGCAATGATCCAAAAGGTGATAATTGGGTCAAAGAAACATATGAAATGGCTGAAGTTGAAGAATCAATTGAAAAGGCATGGAACGAAAATGTTACATCTGAAGCAGTTGGACAGTATGCAGATCCACTATACGATTTAATTGAAGAATTAGGAAGTCATCAGGTAGTAATGGATGAACTTATTCGTTATTTAGATGCTGATCAAATTAAAGAGTTTGTTTCAGACTTCCGCAGACATCATGAAATGCCAGCAGATGGTCCTATTGATGATGACGATCCAAGGTACATGGATGATGAAAATCTTCCAAAAGAAGGAGTTGAAATGAAAAAAGAATCAGACACAGCTTGGTCTACAGGAAATGCAATAATGTATAAAGGCAAAGAAATTGATTTGCGTAAACTAGATTATGACATGCAAGACATAAGCGATGGCATATGGGAAATCAATGCTCCTGCGTATTACACAGACGGTACAGAAGTAGCAGATGGTGATTATGATGGTTTATATGATCTGCCAGAATTAAATGATTGGATATATCAAGATTATACGTCCGAGTCTATAGAAGGAGAACAACCAATGCAAGAAGCTTTTGACAAAGTAGATAGAATTACAGATATGGAAGAACTCAATCTTTACGATCCTGCAGAAATAGAAGCCGCTAAGTCAATGAGTGCAGAACAACTTAAAGACGAGCTAATGGGCGACATCTATCATGTAATGGATAAAGCATCAGATGATTTTACTGACAATGATTATATTGTGGATGAAATGGGTGATAACTTTGCCTCTATGCATTTAAACGCAGATGATGCAACATTGTCTTGTTATGCCGCAATGAGAGATTTAGTTGATGAAGATCCAGCAGACGTTTTACAAACAGGTCAAATGTGCCTTAAAATATTAGGTGCTCAACCATATGAAGCTAATGAGTCTAAAGATAATTTAGATCCTCAAGTAAATCGTATTGCTGAGTTATCAGGTATAACAAACCCAGTAGCAGAAGCAAACCCAGTAGCAGAAGCAGTTTCAACAACAGACCTTATTACAAAGTACCAAGGTGCAGAGGTTGATATTAACGATATGAATAGATTGTTAAAACTATCTGGAATGGGCGAACTAGACGAGTCTAAACTAGCAAATGCACCAGCAGGAACTAGTATGGATGAGCCAACTGAATTTGACAAATTGCCAAGTGAAGTAGGTAAAGGTGCTGGTAACTCAGATTACATTAACCGTGCAGATGGCCAAGGAGAAAATCCAATGGGTATGCATAGTAGTGATGTTGAAGAGTCGTTTAATACAGCTTTAGGTGAATACCGCAAGTTTGTAGCAGAAGGCATTATGGGAAAAAAGACTAAAAAAGCTAAGAAGTAGGAGTAGCTAATGGCAAACAGACCTAATTTTAGTTTTGTTAAATCGCCTTATCAATTAGAGAGATTCACGGACGAACAAATCCGTGAACTCTCCCTTTGTGCAAACGATCCAATTTATTTTATCGATACTCATTGTTGGGTACAACATGCAGTTCGAGGTAAAATACCTTTCAAACTTTATCGTTATCAACGTGATTTATTAAAATGCTATCATGAAAACAGATATAGTATTAATATGCTTGGAAGACAGATGGGCAAAACTGCCTGTGCGGCCGCATACCTAGTATGGAGAGCATTATTTGTTGCTGATAGTACAATACTTATTGCGGCACATAAATTTGCTGGTGCTCAAGAAATTATGCAAAGGGTTCGTTATACATATGAAACACTTCCAGAATTTCTAAAAGCAGGCGCAACTAGTTATAATAAAGGTAGTATAGATTTTGACAACGGAAGTCGTATCATGTCAGCAACAACCACAGACAATACCGGACGTGGTATGTCTATATCTTTATTATATGCTGATGAGTTTGCCTTTGTTAAGCCTAGAATTGCAACTGAATTTTGGACATCAATTTCACCTACACTAGCAACAGGTGGTAAATGTATTATTACAAGTACACCAA